TTAGTGAGCATGACCGTCGTGTTCTTCGTCGGAACGGCAATCACGCCGTCGGCGATCTGCACGACGAGGTTTTCGTCTTTCTGCGGATGAATCCGCTCGCGTTCAGGGATCTGAGATTCTTCCGTCGCCAGCCCGAAGGTGACGGGGGCGCTGACCAGATGCGCTTTGGCGAGCCCGCCGATGTCTCCGCGGCTTCGAACCTTGATGAGCGTGCCGACGATCTCGATGATCACCATTCGCTCATCTTCGATGCGGACGATCCCGCCAACGGTGGCGCCGGTGGCCGAGGTGGCGTTGAAGGACGTGTCGTTGGCGCCCATCGCGCTCGCTAGAGTGGTGCGTGTCATAGTGAGAACTCCTGCGTTCTAACAAGTGGACGAGAAGGAATCCCCGGCCGACGCTCGACGGCCGAGGATTCAGAGGACGAAACTACGAACTGACACGGTCGCGTGCGCGGTCTCTTGTTCTACGTCAGCTAGAAACACGCGCCGCCAACTCCGGCCGGACGGGGGCCCACCCGTAGAGAATGTCGAGACGAGCCGGCGACTGGTCGTCGCTGATCGAGTAGTCCTTGACGAACCGGATCGAGATCCCGAGCGCCTTGTTCGAGATGCGCTCTGACACCCAGACCCCTTGCGGCTGGTCGAGGTCCGCCATGACCAAGGCAAACGCTTCGGGGTGATACACGAGCCCCTGCGGCGTGAGCTTGTTGGCGTGTGAGGACGCGTGGCCGAAGATCGTGACCGCGGCCGACGCGGCTGGCGCATTCGAGACTGTTTGCAGTGCGCCAGAGGTGCTATCCAAGAGCGGCGGATAGATCGGAATCGTCGCCGCGCCACCAGAGGTGCTGTCGACGTTCGCCGTTACGACGAAGTCCTGCAGCACGCCCAGCGACTGGTAGTTCAGCGGGTTGATCTGGTAGACGCCAGCGAACTGGATGACGTCACCCTTGTTGAGGCGCCGCGCGACGGCCGATGTCCACGCCTGCGTGATGATCGAGGAACCGGTCTGTCCCGCCGCATTCACCGTCGGGGTGCCGCCGAGTGGGCCCACGGTGTGCGTCGCGACGTTCTGGTCCTTGAACCACTCGCTGATGCCGAGGGCTTCCTTCGCGAACTGGCCCTTCCGGAAGAACTCCGAGATCTGCACGCTCGGATTGAAGAGCGTCAGGTTCGCGTTGGCGATGCCGGCGTGCATCCCAGGCGAGAGGATCGCGACGCGCCCATCCACAGGGACGGCCCCGTTGTCGAGCTTCACGCCCGCATCGAGGTACACCGAGTTAGTGATCGGGATGACCGCCGGGGTGCCGACATTCATGAACACGGCCTGATACATGCGCGAGAGGCCGTCGTAATCGACCGCGTTGACGAGGGCGTCGGTCGCTGGTGAGATGTAGCGCTCGCGGTAGTTGTCGACTTCCATCGTCAAGCTGGCCGTCGAGAACTCGAGACCCACGTTGGCTTGATCGGTCAAGGTGATCGGGACCACGTTGTCGATGACCGGCTGCGGATTGAGCGCCTGGCCTTTGTTGACCTTGTAGCGCTGCGGCAGACGCGCGTTGACCGTGTACCCGACCTTCGCGCCGGCCTTGACGAATTGATCATCGTAAGAGCGCATCACGTTCGCGGCGAACTTGAGGTTGTTCACGAGTCGTCGTCCGACTTCCTTCATGACCCACACGGGTGTCACGAGGGCGTTGGCGAAGGAGACCGTGAGGAGACCATCGGTGGTGGTCGACTGGCTGTAGGCCAGGGCCACGTCGGCGACGATCGCGAGGAGAAGACACACCACGCGCACTAGTGGACGCTGGTGCCACACAACAGAGGCTGATTTCATGAGCGGGCTCGTTAATACCCGCGACGTCCGCGCGCAGCGGCCTCCGCTCGGTTGTTCTGAACGACGTACTCAGGACCGAAGGGGATTTCCGCTGGATTGGTCGTGCGACTGTCGCCGGCAGATGGAGTGCCCGCCCCTACTGTCCGAAGGGGAGGTCGCGCCTTGGTGATCGCAGGAGCCGGCCGCGTCGTGACAGAAGGGGCGACGCCAGCCTGCGCTTCGAGTTTGCCGCTGAGAATGCCGAGGGCTAAGAGGGCCTCGGCCGGATGACCGGTACTGATCCGCTGCAAGTCGTCGGGGTGCGACGCGAGATGCGAGAGGAGTTGCAGAGGGACCGCCGAT